CAAAGCAGCACACAGCTAACTGTAGCTGGTAGCATAAGCGCTCAGGAATCATTGAGCGCTAGTTACATCGTCATTGACGACGCCATTTACCACAATGGTGACGCTGACACTTATATTAGCTTTCCGTCTGGTGATAAAGTTAATGTTGTTGCTGGTGGTGTGAACTTTATAAAGGCATGGCAAAAAGATTCTGATGCTAATGAGCTCATTTTCAATGAGAACCGAAATAACACGGATCTGATATTCGAATCTCCCGGCGTTGAGAACTTATTCAAGATTGATGCAAGCGAAGATAAAGTAGGTATAAAAACAGGTACTCCAAACGAAGAACTTACTGTTAAAGGTAGCATAAGTGCAACAGGCACTCTTAGTGCAGAGCGTGTTGCTGTTTGTAATAGTTCTTATGGAGGATTTATATCTGGCGGTCGTGATTTAGCTGACATATTTGAAACATGTTCAAGCAGTGTTGATGGTTCTGGTACAAAGTTCAAGATACCGCAATGGACTGATGCAGATACATTAGGCGATAGTGCAATATCAGCTATAAATTCTGGCGTTAGTGTAACCGGTAGTATTAGTGCTCAAGGATATTGTAGTTTCGGGACTAATACAACATTTGGTACACAGGCTTTAAATGATACATCCGGAGGTCAAAATACTGCAATTGGTCTCCAAGCTATGTTAGCTAATACAACCGGTTATCAAAACGTGGCCGTGGGTGAAGCTGCTCTTGCCGGTAACACAGAAGGTCTACGGAATGTAGGTATTGGTTGTGGAGCAGCATACGCTACTACAACAGGAGACGAAAACGTCGCTATTGGTTATGAGGCGTTTAAATGTAATACAGTTAATGATTGTAACACTGCTGTAGGATCAAAGGCACTCTTTAGCAGTAGTGGTGGAACTGGCAACGCAGCAGTTGGTCAGATGTCGATGTATAGTAACACCGCCGGAAGTGATAATGTCGCTGTTGGCCGTAGTGCTATGCACAATAATGTAACAGGGTGCTGTAATACAGCAGTTGGAGCATATGCTTTGTGTGTTAATAGAACGGGTTGCTGGAATACAGCAATAGGAAATTATGCTTTAAGATCAAATGATGTAGGGGAATATAATGTTGGTTTAGGATTTAGAACCTTATATTCTAATACATCAGGCGATTATGGTATCGCTATAGGACGCCAGGCGTTAAACGGAAACACGACCGGTAATATGAATATTGCTATTGGCCGCCAAGCCATGTATTACAACACAACTGGTGCTTGTAACAATGTTTTAGGTACATATGGGTTATTTTGTAATACAACTGGTAATTACAACCAGGCTATAGGGCATATGGGTTTATACTGTAATACAGTAGGTGTGTATAATAATGCGATGGGGCATTGTGCACTGTTTGGTAGTTTATCCGGTGATCATAATAATGCTTTTGGATTTGGTGCTTTACATAAAAATTATGGTGGCTCCGGAAATGAGGCTATTGGTCGACAAGCTTTAGCATGTAACAGATTTGGTAGCTGTAACCAGGCTTTAGGTTATAGGGCTCTATACCAAAACACAACAGGAGATTGTAATGTTGGTATAGGTTTTAATGCAATGTATTGCAATGCAACCGCTTGTAGTAATGTTGCTATAGGACCGAAGACTTTATATACTGCAAACTCAGGCGGGTGTAACGTAGCTATAGGTGAGTGCACTTTATACGAGAATATAGGCGGGTGTAATAATATTGGTATAGGTCGATGCTCTTTAAGGTGTAATACGTATGGTCATTGTAACGTTGCAATGGGGTATTTAGCTTTAAAGGCTAATACAACAGGAAGTGAGAACTTTGCAGTAGGTTATAGTTCTTTAGAAAACAACACGACTGGTTGGTATAATATCGCGCTTGGCCCACAGGCCATGAAAAAGAATACAACAGCGAGTTATAACATTGCGCTGGGTCATAGCGGTCTTTGGAGTAATACCACCGGTACTATGAATATTGCCATGGGATATCAATCTCTATATAGCAACACTTCTGGTGCTTGTAATATTGCTTTAGGTCGTGAAGCTCTGAAAAGTAACTGGAGCGGATGTAATAACATTGCTATAGGAGAACGAGCTCTATGCAGCTGGACAGGTAAGTCAGGCAGGCAGGGCTCCATTGCTATTGGTAGATGTGCATTGGCTACTATTACTACAGCAGCTGGTAATACCGCAGTAGGATATATGGCCGGTCAGGTTACAACAAACGGTGATAACACTGCTATAGGTTATTGTGCCATGAACTGTAATACTAGTGGTGAAGCTAACGTAGCAATTGGTTGTGGTGCTTCTCGGGTTGGTACAGGAGCTAGACACAATGTTGCAATAGGATTTAGAGCTTTAGAAAGTAATACTACTTGCGGTAATGTAGCGATAGGTTATCAAGCAGCATACAACCAGTCATCTGGTAAATGTAATGTTGTTATTGGTTGCCAGGCGATGTATAACGGTGGGTGCGGAGATGAGTTTGTTGCGGTGGGTCATAAAGCTGGTTACAGTAACCACGCTGACAATAATACCGCTATCGGATCATGTGCTTTATATAGTAATACGACAGGTACCGGTAATTTAGCTGTTGGTCATTGTTCATTATATGCTAGTGTAACCTCTAATAATAACGTTGCAGTGGGGGATGAAGCAATACGTAACAATACAACTGGATGTAGTAACGTAGGTGTTGGAGCTCACGCGCTAATTGTTAACACAGAAGGAGCTCATAACCAGGCTATGGGTACCGAGGCACTAAAGAGCAACACCACCGGTTGTAAGAATATCGGTATAGGTACAGAGGCTCTACGTACAAACTCTACGGGGTGTGGTAATATAGCAGTTGGATATGCAGCGATGTATTCGCACGGTACAGCTGGTTTAAATACCGCGGTAGGTAATTGCGCTATGTATAATAATACAGGTGCTAATAACACTGGCGTTGGTGAAAATGCATTATATGGTAATACAAGTGGTCTGTTTAATGTAGGATTGGGATCCTCTTCTGGTTATGGCAATACAGATGGTGATTATAATGTTTTTGTAGGGCGAGGAGCCGGTGGTTATCTAGCAAATGGTTCTTCTACTTTAACATCTCCAGACAATAGTACATATATAGGTGCATGTACACGTGGGTGTGCCGTTGGTGACTCTAACGTAACTGTTATTGGTTATTGTGCTTGTGCATGTGGAGACAATACAGTATCTATTGGTAATTGCGATGTTACTAATACTTATATTACCGGTAATACCACAGTAACTGGTAACGTAAGTGCTGCTCAAGGGTGTCATGTTTCTGTTACAAACAATTCTGCCGGAGGGTTTATATCCGGGGGAAGAGACTTAGCAGACATCTTTGCAACAAGTACAGGTAACGTCGATGGTACAGGTACAAAGTTCAAAATACCACAATGGAATGATACGGATACATTAGGTGATAGTCCTCTTTCTGCTACAAATAACGGCGTTGGTGTAGCCGGTAGCATAATTGCATGCGCTACAGACCCTAGAATTAGAGTAGAGGCAACAGCCGGTAATCACCCGGGATTTGAATGGTTGGAAGCTAGTAACAGAAAATGGTTAACATTTAATGACCCAGCTAATGATCACATGACATGGAAAAATGGCAGTGATACTGAGGTAATGGAGCTTGACCAAGATGGTTACTTATATGTAAATAGTAAGATCGTACATTTAGGAGACACTGATACTTATATTGATTTTACAGATGACGATATTAATATCCAAGCCG